CTTCACCCGTAACGGAAACACCCGTTGGAGTAACGTTTGCAATACCTGTAACAGTGACAGTGCCGACACCACCTGTAGCAGATAAACCCGTAACTGAAACATCGGCGTTTGCCGCAACTACAACATTTCCAACAGCACCCGCCCCAGAAACTCCAGTAGTTGATGTGCTTGCCGCAGCATTGACTAGGACAGTGCCGACACCGCCCGTCGCCGCCAACCCCGTAACAGGAATGTTGTTTACAGTGAGAACACTAACCGAGTCTACCTGCCCTGTAGCAGATAAACCCGTGAGCTCAACAGGAAGAGGCTCACCCCACGGTCCACTAGACCATGTACCTCGACCCCAACCTGTAATCTGGACCATCGGTCACGCCCTCTTAGGCGATCCGAATAATCGCGTTAGATGCATCCGCAGTTGGGAAAACAATAGTAAAGTCCCCAGCAGTAGATGTTTTATCTCCACCAAAATCCAACACAACCACTGTGTCTGTAGTGCTTGAACCGCCACCTGTTGTGGTGTTGTATATCAACGCTCCACGCGCAGTAATCGTCGCAGTCGAAAACGTCAAATCGGCAAAGTCTGTAAACGCTGTAGTACCTGATGTAGTTGGCGTTACGTTTGTCAGCGTTCCACCGCCTGCCGAATACCCAGTACCACTAACTTCGTTGGTTGCTGTGTAATCTGTTGTCGCTGCCGTAAAAGACGCGCTGTTTGTGTACAAAGCCAGCTTAAATGTGTGGCCTGTAGACGCAGTAAAATCGTGTTTCGCCTGAAGCAGTTCTTGCTTGAAGGACGTACACATAAAGTTGCCAGTAAAGGCCATGTCACAGTCTCCTTATCAACTCAGCAAGCTCTGAATGGCCTGCGTCTGTAAGTGCATTATATACCGTAGTTCTGTCGCTTTTGATAGCCTCTCGTAGATAGAACGCAACTAAACGAGAAATATCCCCCTTAAATGCCCTAGCTTGAGCCTGTATTGCAGGATGCGCTTCATCCGAAACAGAAATGATTTTATCCGCACACCGTTCTGCTATTTCTTCTGGCGTAAAGCCACGGTTCTGAGTGGTGTGTACCTCAACCGAAAACCCATCCGGCTCTGCTATTTGGAGCTTTGGTATCATGATTTAATCCGTACAATTCTACCTGTAACATACTCGTCCGTCGTCTCTTGAGCTTCACCGAGGTTTTTCATACGACCCAGAGCTTCTTGGAACCGAGCCATGTACATGCCCATAACATCCTGTTCGCCCTTCATGTATGTATACGCCTCGATCAACGATCCATACAACAAAGAAATTTCCGCATTCGTGCTTAACCAAGTTGTGCCAGATCCTGCGCCCGCCGTTAAGCTTGCTGGGCGATAAAAATAGTGCAAGTCAGTGACAAAGTTAGCATTTGGAGTTGGACCCAAAATAAAGTTATCTACATCAAATGATGCATAGTACAAAGGCAACCCCGTCGTCGTTGCATCGGGAGTATATGTTTGAACAAAGTCCGTGTCTTTAAACATCAAGAACTGTAAGTCATCGTTGCCGTCAACAACAGAAAGAGAAAGAGGTGCCAAGAAGTCTGAAGGAGCCGCCAAATATTTATTACCGCTCGTCATCGAACCAGAAACGTTCTTCTTAAACAGATTCAACTGCACACTCTTCAAGATGCGTTCTTCCGCTAAACGGATAAACAAAGGAATATTGTTTACGAAACTTGTTTCGTCGTTTTCGCAATAATCCTGTATTGCTTGGGTTAATTCGGTAAGTGTGAACGCCATTTGCTTTTCTCCTACGTCGTCACTGTTACCGATCCAACCGACCCTAACATACGAGGACGGGTCAGTTTTGGATATTCAACAGTCGGAACGCCAACATATACTTGTAACGCCTCAGCTACATCAGGTCTTGGGTTCCGAAGAGCTTGAGGATCTGGACCAACCTTAATCGGAAACAACTGTGGATGCTTCGGCTCATATTCATCTGGACCAACCAAAGCACCCGTCCACTCCTTCTTCATCTCACGAAGACGGTAACGGCGACCTGACCGATCAGAAATACCCCAAGCTTTGCTTCCACTTGCGTATGCCATTAGACCCTCAAGTATCGAATACTAGGTTGCAGTTTCAAAGGAACGCGGTCATCGTCTTCATCCGATGCACGTTGGAACTCTTCCTCGTACACAGCTTTAAGCATTTGAAGACGCTCTGGCGCACGTTTCATGGCGATGTAATAGGCAAGACCAGCAACCATGCATGGATAGAAACGGAAAGGCATATCAGTAGTGTTGACAAGCGTATCCGCATCCTCAATCCTTATAACATAGTAGTAAACAATCTGGTCCGTAGAGTTTTCTGGAACAGGCCACATGTTAATCACAGGTTGGATCTGACGATCAAAATAAAACTGGCTAGGACGACCCTGCGTTGTTTTATTAGGTAACGTTAGATACTCACCGCGACTTAAACGGTCAATCTCATAGTCCGTACCGTCACGGCGCAAAACCATCTCAAGCATGTCGACCACATCAGCGTTCAACGTTTCTTGTCCCTGACCCGCCGTAAGCGTAATTGTCGCCTGCTTTACGGTCCACAAGTTCAGACCACGGTTTGCCCATTCAGCGAACATCAGGTTCAAGGACCGACGCGCTGTCTTAGCATCATAGCCCGTACGAACCTGAAGCCCGCACCGCTCAAATGCTTCTTCGATTAACTCACCTACGTCGAGTTCGAAGTCTCTTGAACCTGAAGTTGCCATTAGAATACTCTACCACCATTACGCATTTTACGCATTCCACCGCTTGTCATGGGCATGTCTTGAATACCCATAGCAGAACTCATCTGGTTTGCATTCATGCCGTCAACTTGTGCACGAGGCTTGTTCATTTGCTGCGCGACATCTTTGACCATTGCCATACCCTGTACAACATCTGCCATACCGCCGCCCTGCATTTTTACTTTGCCGCCGCGCATCATACCTGGCACCTTACCGCCACGCATCATTTTAACTTTACCGCCGCGCATCATTTTCTTTTTTGCGGCACCCGCCATTGGCTCAGTTGTGTTTCCGTCATTGTCCAAATCAAGGAAATCTGGTTTCTTACCTGGCATCTTACATACTCCTTTGTCTACGGCCTAAGATGAGCCGTTCATACTCTTGAGGGTCATAGTTTGTATAGTACCCTAGTTTCTCTAACTTTGCAGCAGCATTCTCAAGCTCACTCCAACGCTGCACAAAAACAATCGCTTCATCACCTAGATAACACAAAAGCCATATGTCTTTCCCTTGTTCAGTGAACTTCCGATTTAGCATCGTGCATCCTGCCTCAAGCTGCTCGTACGACCCATCGAATGACGAGTCCCAAATAAGGATCACTTTGTAATCAAGCTGCTCAAAGGCGCGACACGCTCTTACCGTATCTTCTATCCAATCATCAGTAACAACTACAGTGACTTCTCCGGATTCGATAGCAGGCAACGCAAACGGACAGGAAGCTACCCCGTTATTGTACTCTGTCGGCTTCGCCAAATCCTCTGCCCATGCTCGTATCAAAACACCCTCGCTTGACCACCGTTCGCTGCTTTCCAACTAATCCGTTTGGAAGACTTCTTCTTCTTCGCGGCGGATGTACACTGTGCCATCGTAGGGCGACAGGCTGGATAACTCTTACGCTTCTCACCTTTCTGACGACCACAAGGCTTGCCAGTCTTACAATCGACCCAACCCTTCCCGTCATTCTGGGAAAACCATTCGCGTAAGGTGTTCTTTTTCTTTGCCATCAGTACAAATTCGTTTCTTTACGACGACCTTCTTCGACAGCGCCACAACCAAAAGCTATAATCCCGCCGCTCTTCAGTTTTTTCTTAACAGGGCGTTTACGTTTTTTAGAAGATTCGCCCCAGTTGTCGGCTCCCACTTTTCGGCATTTTGAGAGCGCCCCGCTTGCGTATGCGCTGGGCCAAACCTTGTATCGGCTTTTTACTTTGTGATAACACGCGTCTTTTTTTGTTTTTGACTTTTTTGCCATTAGTCTTCACCTCTGGAGGCTTGGAGATTTGAAAGGGCATCTGTCCACGACTGATCATAACTTGCTTGCCTTTCTGTTAACTGCTCGACCGCTTGAACCAAATGATCTATTTTTACGTCCATAACTTCTGTCCGTTTATCCACGCTAATCAACGTCGAAATCATCCACACAAGACCCGCCGACCCTAACGTCAGACCAGTCCCCCAAAACAAAAGTTGCACGTTCTTATCCATCTTTACCACATTTTACACGACCAATAACGGGCCGTTAGTTTATCTAAACGTTTAGTATCACAACCGTGACGGGCACGAAATGATTTCCTTCGTTTGGGATTTGACTTCTTGATAGTCATATTAGCATCCCCGAATCGAATAATCTTTTCTTTCCCTTTATCACAGGCTTTTACAACAAACTTTTTGCCACCAGATACCTGACGCTTGGGCTTATTGCATTTCATCTTGGACTTGTCGATCTTAGGCATTAGATTGGCCCCACATTTTGAATGTAAACAAATTCCATTGCCGCAGAAACGTCAAAGTTAACAGATCCAGAGGAAGAAAACGCCCTCATTTCTAAGTCTGTTTTTTCTGTGAACCTTAATGGAAAAGTATAAAACTGTTCGTGTGCGCCATCTGTAAGAGTAAATCTTTCTTTTATTTGAAACACTTCCCCATAGGGTCTAGCAACAAGACTAGCATTCAGAATAGCAGGTGTCTGAGTTGATGTGCCTGTGGACAAAGCCATTTTTGTAAGGAACGCTGTATATCCTGCGGGAACTGTCCAAAGACCCATCAATGTTTGGTTATCACCATCCCCATTTATGGTCAGGTAAATGTTAGCTGGAACTCCAGTGGTCACTGTGCCTGTACCAGCGTAGATTATACCAGCATTTCCGGCACCACTACCTGCGGTGCGAACAAGGCCGCGATTTATACGGAGGTAAGACTTTGTGGTGTTAACTGCTGTTTGTCCGTTTAATGTAACAACTTCGTTTATTTCGTTGTAATCGGCGTCTAAGCCAAAAACTTCTACTGTTCTTGCACCAGTCCCTGCGGCAGTATCGTCAGTTGAACTGCTTGATATAGTCATCACCGTGGCTGATGGGGGGTAGGAATACAAACCACCTTGTTCCCAGATGGTTTCTTTTGTGGCTCCAACATCGCTGTTGTAACCAAACTTAAATATCGTTTTATGGCCCGTGATTTGACCACGGGCCACCTGTAGCTCAAATGGCTCAGATGTTCCGACCTGTGAAATGGAACGGATATCGTATGCCATGGGACCCTCCTACGAAAGGATGATCGTTAGTTGGTTACTCGCACCTGTAAACGCAGAAACGTACACACCTTCCGAAAAGATAATGCCGTCATCTGGAATGTTCATTACGTGGTGACCTGCCGGAAATGTTTGCGTAAGCAAAGTATCACCGCTTGCGCCACCGTTTTTCAACGTGAACGCACCCGCAGCCGCACCGTAAATTACAACCTGCCGTAAACGAGAACGAGATGGACCGACAACCGCAGCCGCCGTTCCTTGAACCCAATTATATGCACTGACTGGACCAGCCATGAGTTACCTCCTTATGAGAGGTTGCGGTTTTGTAGATACAATACCGTGACTGTAGCTGCACCCGCAGTAGCTGCTGTACCTGTCTGGTTGTAGGTCACCGTGATATCAACATCAGAGGTTCCAATGTCGATCAAGTTTCCAATCTGAGAAACATCAGAAGTAGCAAGAACACGGGCTTGCGCACCAGCAGCTAGTGCATCTGCGTATTTATCAGCCGTTGTTCCATCACCGATGTCTAACGTATTGGTTGTGCCTGCATCAAACGCAGTGGTCACATCAACCGCAATTTGATAAATTTGGCTATTCGCTGGAAGTGTAGCAACAACGGTTTCTGTTCCGTCCGCACCAAAAACAACGTTTCCGCTTTGCGCCATCAAAACAAAACCAACGTTTGCTTTGTCCGAACCCACTGTTGTTCCAGTGGTGTCTTTGATGGTCCCTGCTTTAATAGGACCTGAAAAAGTAGTTGTACCCATGTCGATCTCCTGTCTGGGTTAGTCAGCCACCCCATGCGGCTGTCAGGGATACACTAAACATACAGAAGTTTGAGACGAAAAGAAAGCATGATATAAAAACATATCTGCTAAAGAGGTGCTTCATGAACAAAGAAAAAGAACCTAACCCAAAAGAAATCCCACCAATTGACGAATATGAGGATCGACTATGAGTAAGACTCACTGGCACGGCACAATCACCGTTAACAATTACACCAGTTACAACATTCAAGTAGAGCAGTTTCATAAAGCAGGTATGACTAAACATGAAATTGGAGAGATTTCCCCCAATCAACAAGGTTGGAGTAACACTATGACCAAAAACTTTGATCAAGTAAAAACTTTGTTGCACTTTTACACAACCAACAAAAAACATCCGTACATGACATCCATAGCCTGCTACGGTCCAACAGATGGCCTAAGTGTGGATAGAGGAAACTTATCTGACCAAACTATTAAGATGCAAGGTAATGCAACACAAACTTTAAACGAAAATGAAACAAACAAAAGTTGGTGGCAGACTGGAGACCTCACTGAAATGCAAACAGTGGTCTTCTTACCGACCCCCAACAATTCTAGCTATGACTTCGCTCTTACCTTTAGTGAATGCGAATAAAAGAAAGGGGCTACCGAAGTAGCCCCAGTCCAACAGGGAGGTAATCCAAATGAAAGGATTACCCCATCATACCACAACTTACGCGCCAGGTGAACCAAATACACAACGTGGATCTGAAAATCCAAAGCTGTAACGTTCACGGGCTTTAAAGCGCATGTTACCAGTGTCGAAGTCTGCTTCCATGTTAGTGGACAGCGGAGTACGCTCGAAGTGGACAAATCCACGAGGTGCGTCTGTTTTGATGAAGAACGCATCTGGGTCTGTTAGGAAGTCGTTGACGGCATAGCCTTCAGGCAACATTCCCATAGAACGAATTGCGTTTACATCATTGTCCGCTGTGCCAACACGAAGATTTGACACCATGAGACGTTCTGCAACGAATTGAAGCTGACGTGGAATCACGAGCTTCATGCCGCGCAGTGCGACTTTCAAACCACGCTCGTCAACAAAACCTGCGATGTTGATAAGGGCATCTTCAAGAGATGTCTCATTCAAATCCGCAGCAGTTGTTGGTTCGTTGGCAAATGTGCCACCTGATGTAAGTGGGTGAGATGCGTCACACAATGCAACACCGTCACCACCAGCAGATGCGCCAGCAGTAAAGGCGTTGTTCAGGATAGCCGCAGCTTTAACCTGTTTTGTGTGTGCCATTGAACGTGCCAACGCACGAGTATAACGTGAGCCCAGACGATCATAAAGGTTATCTTCAATAGCCTCTTCCGTGATCGAAAATGCCAACGCGATTGTCTCGTGGTTGTAACGAGCAGTGTATGCTTCGTTTGCGTCGTCAAAGTTTACAGCGGAACCTTCCGATTTGGTTGGTGCCGCGCCGAAACCAGATAACATAACCTCTTCTTCAAATGCTCTATCTGAAGATTCAGTTGTGTAGATCTCAGCATGTTGGTTTTCGTACCGATTGTACTCCATACCGAACAGGGCGTTAAGACCTGGTTCCAACTCTTTCGCTAGTTGTGCGCGAGAGATAGCCATAAGTTAGTCTCCTTATACGCCTGTGGTCGACGGTGTACCAGCAACAATCGCACCATTCGGTGAGTTGAAGCTGTTATTCAGTCGAACAATTAGTGGGATACCAGCGGCTGTAAAGTCTTGGTTCTCAGGGTCATCTTGGATGCCGATGATACGCAAGTGCAATGCAGCAGTGGTGGCGATTGTGCTGACGCCCAACTTACCAGATGAGATACCAGTGGTTGTAGAACCAGCATCCGCATTAGCAAAGTTAGCATTTGCAAACACATGTCCGCGCGCAGTTGCTTCGCTTGTCAGCGTAGCGTCTGAGCAGATAACAAATGTCTGCATTGGGTTGTCATACACGAAAGCTTTGACGGGGAAGTTAGAATCCGCGCCAGAGCCAGGCCAGTAGTTTGACCATACAGTTTCACCAGTAGTAGACGAAACATATTCGCAGCCACCGAAAACACCTACTAAACCTACAGTGCCACCTGCCGCCGCGCCAACAATATCAATAAAGCCTGTTGACAGCGGGATTACGGGTGAACCTTGGTAAATCGCGTTAGTGTTACCTGAAGCAATGCGATACTCGGTCGTACCAGTGGTGTTTGCAGCGGAACCTACAACCCCTACAGGGCGTAGACCGAATGCACCATTAGTATTTGCCATAGTAGCAATCCTTTTTCAGTTACTCGGAGTCGCGTTCACGGCCTCCGAAAGATACACGACTTTGCCGACTGTTTTGAATCGGCATTGAAGGATGTTGCTCCTTCATTAGGTCCTGGTCGACGGCGGTCATTTGTTCGCGGGTTCTGCCCCCGTAATATGCAGTTCGTTCCGACACCGTTTCAACAGGTATGCGGCACAGCATCAAGCCCCCTTGTCCAATCACGCCCTGATATTTACCTTCGTCAATAACAGGCGCTTCATAGTTTGGATACTCATCTGCACGAACGGGTTCCCATCCTTCACGAAGCTTAGAGTGAACATTCATTTTGTCCTCTTCGCCTCGCATAGCAACTCGAATCCAACGGTGCACATAGCCATCTGGGGCATCTGGTGCAGCAAGGTGACTGGGCGGTGCCCAGGGTTTTCTGCGCGTTTCAGTTTCGCGGGTTGCGCTTGAGCGCGGTTTTCTATCAGCCATTGTATCAATCCTTCACATATTTAGCATATTCTTCAAGCGGTACGTTTAGACGTTTCGCCATCGCTATTTGTGACGGTGATAGCTTAACCGACCTGCGCCCTGATTTGTTACTGCGAGATGCTGAAGCGGCAGCAGGTGCGACCTGCGCTCCACCCGATTTTTTCGCCGCTTGAAACTTCTGAGGAAACTCATGTTTCATACGACGATCTACCTCATTGTAATACTCATCGCTCTCTGGGTCAAACCCTTCTTCCTCGACAAGTCTTCGATGAATGCCAAAAGCAGCATACGTCATAACTTCATCTGTGCCAAACCATTCGTTTTTCTCCGCCCAAGACTGAGCTTTCGGATCTGGTCGTGGCGCAGCTACTTGCTGCTGCTGTTGATACTGTTGTTGCGGCTGTTGTTGTTGTGGAGCCACTTGCTGACGTTCTGCTCGGGCTTTAGCCAAAGTGTACTTGTCTTTTTCAACTGCAATGCGGGATAACGCTTCCTGCGCTTGGAACATGGCATCTGTGTCGCCGTTCTCATACGCTTGTTTATATGCGTTTTTAACAGCCGCTTCCTGCGACTCTAAACGCTGACCGTATTCAACAAGATACCCACGGTCTAAATTTTGCATTTGGCCCTTTAACCGTTGATTTTCATGCATCAACTGTTGTGCCATACGTACCGCTTCTTCGCGATCCCGCTCTTCTTTTCTGTACTTCTCAGTAAGCTTCTTTATACGGGCCTGTACTTTTGCTCCATACTCATCAAGCTCATCAGATTTCTGTTCAGGATCTGACGCCTCTACTTCCGCAGAGACTTCTTGATCCTCCGCTGTGTCAGAGGCTTCAAGCTCAACCTCAACACTGCCGTCTGTTTCTTGTTCTTCTGTTTCTTGTTCTTCTGCCATCTTATCCTCCTAGACGTGCTTAATGTCGTCTGGTTCCAAGATCGTAGCGATCACTTCGTCATCATTAATGATACGAACTTCACCACCATCAATCTTAAAACGCGAACCTGAATAACGACCAATACATACCCACTGGCCTTCTTTGCACCACGGCTCCTCTTCGGGCCCGAACTTATTCGGATCTTTATAAGCCAAAGGTCCAACTTTTAAAACGTACGCAACAACCGTGGCTATTGCCTCTCGGTCACGAACTTCATCAGGGATAAAAATGCCACCTGTCGTTTTGGATGCACCTTGATACGGCATAACCAAAACACGCCACCCCGTCGGTTGAGGCAAACGTTCTGTAAGTGACTTGTCTACAAGGGATGGATCTAAGACGCGTTCTTTCGCGTCAACATAAGCGCCTTCAAGAGACGAAGAGTCGGCCTTGGCCTCCTCACGTTCTTTTTTCATTTTCTGCGCAACATGTTCAGGAAGATATAAGGTCTTCGACATCGTCTGCGTGTTTCTCCAGCAGGGCTTTTATCTCCTCACGAGCGTAGGTAAGGCCCCGTATCTCACCCACCATGAGTTTATAATGCTCCCAGTCTTTAGCAGCATCATACGCAAGAGCACTTGCAATTTCTTGTTCGCGCCCATGTAGTACCTTATACATATATTTTGCAAAATCAACAACGTCCATTAAAGAATATCTCTTTCTGAACCTTCCGCCATTGATTTTATAGGGCCGCCCTTAACCCAGTCATCACAAGTGTGATCTGCGCTGCACATAAACTTGTACATTTGACAATAACCAAGATCCCCAGATTCATCCCCAATACACTCAAGCATGTCATCTGTTTGGTTATACGCGCCACAATTGCCGCAAACCTCCGTTAACTTAAAACCGCCGTCGCTAGATGGATCTCGGTAGTTGGCTTCTTCTATGGCAAGCTCCTTGGCTTCTTCATTAGCCTCCGCATCCTGCGTGGCAATCGGGCAGCTTGGCCCATCTCCATCACTGGACATTTTGTCCACAGGGATGCCGCCATCCATTATGCTAATTGTAATTATAGGCATTAGTATGTCTTTCCACGATTACGATTATAACGAACATCGCCAGCACTCTCATGCGCCTTTCCGCCATGCACAAACTTTTTTGGCGTTTTTCTGCCAAGACGTTTTTCCAGATCTATATCAGCCTCTCTCATCAAGTAATCCCTAAAATCCTCAGCCGTCTTACCGAACCGAGATTTCTGCCCATACTTTTTATAGGTTGGTGCACCTGTATCAGTCAGGGCCTCGGAAAGAAGCTCCTCAATCCGTTTTTCTACCTCTGGCGTCATAAAATTTTCTGTCTCAGCGCGCGTTGTCATAGCCGTTTCCTACTCTCTTATCTCAAAGTGTGGGCCGTCAATAAACGGACGTCTGCCCTGTGAACGGCGTAAATCAATGTAAGCATTCATGGCTTCTTCCATTGTTCCGTCCCAAGTGCGAATATCGTCGATATGCCAAGCAGCCCCCCACCGTATAGGCACCCCAACGATAATCGCAGCCTGTTTAATAGCATCAGCAAGATCATCATACAAATTGAGTTCCCAAGAGGCCCTCGAATTTACAAACGCCATAACGTCAATTGCCTTACCTTCAAGGTGAAGGCTTTTCATGGTTTTGCTTGCGCCCTTGGCGACAAGTTCCTTCTGTTCGTCTAAAGTTCTCAAGCCTTGAATCACACCAAAGTCAGTTTTAGTTAGCGTAATAGCATGTTTCGCCACTGCCTGTAAGCGTTCATCTACGCCTTCAAGCCTATCAAGGCTGCGTCTACTTAATTTAAAAGTCATGGTTTTGCCTTCATGTATTTGCTTACCGCTCTATTGCCAAACCAGAATGACATGATTGCAGCAAACAAACCAGCCGTTGCATCATCCCAGATCAAAGATAAAGCACGTCCTATTTCATGGCCCGTGTCTAATAACGCCAGCAAAGCAGTTACCTTGATGGCAACGAAAAGAGCAAAAAAACAATAAGTGATAACAGGCCGCACACTTCCGCGTAATGCGTTGATAAAGCCTCCCGCATCAATACTATCATGTCGGTATAGCCCCTCTGTCTCCTTAATGTCTGCCTCTTTGTCCATGATGCTTAACTTTAGTTCAGCACGTTTAGACATAAGGTCCATCTCAAGCTGCGCTCTTTCTAGCTCATGCTTGTGCGCTTGGTTTGCTTTGAAGTACCCCAATACCTCTGGCAAAAAGGATGTGGTAAACCCAAGCAAGCTCCCAAGAAGCGTAATCATACAGATACCCCCATATCTCTCATAGCCATTTGCCTACCCATTTCATACTGCTGTTGCTGCATCATTGGGCCTAACGCCATCAAACCACCCATATTCATATTGGCTACAGCCTCTCGCTGCTCCATGAGATAACGCAAGTGAGGTGGGATGTAATTGGGATCAGCGGTTGGATCTACTTCCCCCGTAGCAATAGTGGCTTGTGTTCCTTGGGTGCCACCTCGCTCATTCAAACGATTACCGTAGAGAAATTCATCTTGTTTTAAACGTGCAGCGGTGTTTTCTGTGCCTCGCACATACCTTTGCGCTTGGTCTGGGCTAAATCCTTGATCCATAAACTTCTGTATTTTTACATTAGGATCACTTGTAAAAACGCCTCCGCTTGCAATATTTGCAAGTCCCATACCAAAAGCTTCTCGCTGACCCGCAAAGTTATTACCCATCTGCTGAATACCTGTGGCAGTACCATCAGGGCCAACCCCTGCAAGCATTGGAAAGAATCCCCCAGATCCAGCCATTCCTCTTTGTCTAGGTGGTCCTACTTCCGCTAAACTTGGAGTTTGCCTTGGCTGCATCCCATAATTATACATAGGGTTTTGGGGTAAAGCTTGGTTATATCCAAGTGTCCCTTCTGGTGTGCTGTATTGTGCAGCGTTTTTCATACCCAACATACGCATTATAGGGTTTTCATTTGTGCCGTATATAGAGGTGTCCGTTTGTGGAGTTCTATTATTGTCTCTTGGTCTATTAGCAATATCTATGTTTCTAAGACCACGGCTATGTACTGCTTGTGCCGCAGCATGAGAAGCGCGGTTACCACGATTACCCTGTAAAGCCTCATCTTCTTCATACTTGCTAGAAAAGGGACCAGCATAGTCTGCATTACTAAATGTAGCCATCAACCCGCTCCTTGAGACCTATCGGTCTTCGCTTCTTTGTTCATCCAGATGCCGAAGCAACCCGTGAGTGCGCCCATGCACACAGATACCAGACCTGCCTGACTAGGACTTGGCATGTCGAGAGACATAAACCAATGTACAGACTGATAAGTCAAGATCGTAACCACAAGCATCATAAGCCGTGGGAAGATCTTGTAATCATCTATTATCGTGTGTGCCATAGTGATCTCCTAAGTAGATACTGCCGCTCTTGTATCAACACGCAGCCAGTTTGACCCATCACCAAAAGCAACCACGGGGCTACCTGCTGCCCCGTCTGATACATATATCAGAGTTCCCGTTTCCACAGTGGGGAGT